AATGGATTATCTAAAATGTTATGTAATGTTGAAACCATAAAAGTTGTTAAAGAATCGCATGTTTTATCATTATTAAGATATTATGATTTAATAACTGAATTAAAGAAAGTAAATAAATGAAATCTTTTCTAAAAGAAATAGAATCTAAGTTTAAAGAAATAAACGAAAAAGATTGGGATGGCGATGGCGAACAAGAATCTGCTAAAGACGAATATATGGGCGTCAAAGATAAAGCTATCAAAAAAGCAATGAAAAAAGAAGATGCTAAGCCTGACTTCTTAGATTTAGATGGTGATGGAGATACTGAAGAAGATATGAAAGATGCTGCTAATGAAACTATAAAAACATCAGATCCAGACGCCGCCGCAGCATTACAAAAAAAGAATCCAGATGCTGACATTGAATTAACAGAAGATGAAATAGCAGAAATGAGTACGACTGGTGGTGTAGCAGGATATCAGACACCACATGCATTTTCAAAGCCAGGATCTAAAAAGAAAAAATATAAATGGTCATCTGTTTCAGAAGCAATGGATCTAAAATATGAAAAATTAATTGAATCATATTCAAAGTTTTCAACCGGCAATCCAAAATCAACTCCTTCACAAACAGTTAATGGTACTATTAAAGAAGTAGCAAAAAAATTACAAGAAATAGAACAATTAGTTAAATATACATCTAGATTAAAAAATGAATCTGGTATAGCTGGATCAACATATAAAAAATCAACTCATACCGCATTAAATAAAATTTCAGAAAGATTATTAAAAATTTCAGAAAGAGTGAGAAGTTTAGGAGAATAATATGAGTAAATCATTATTAGTTGAATATATACCATTCAAACCAATTGGTAAAATTAATGAAGATATGGGCGCACAGTTTGGAGTGCCAGGCGGATTAGTTGTACAAGGAGTATTACAACGTGCTGGAGCTAAAAATCAAAACGGTAGAGTATATCCAAAAAATATACTTAATCGAGAAGCTCAAAAATATCAAAAAGAATATATTGACCAAAATAGAGCTTTAGGAGAATTAGATCATCCAGAGTCTTCTGTTGTTAATTTAAATAATGTATCTCATAACATTTTAAAAATGTGGTGGGATGGAGATGATTTAAAAGGCGCAGTACAAATATTAGAAACTCCAAGCGGACAAATATTAAAATCTTTATTTGAAGCCGGCATTACATTAGGTATATCAAGTAGAGGATTAGGATCAGTAAAAGAACTATATAAAGAGTCTGCAGTGGAAGTTCAAGAAGACTTTGAATTAATATGTTTTGACTTTGTATCTAACCCATCGACTCATGGAGCATTTTTAAGACCAATGACTGAGTCAGTTAATAAAAATTTAAAAACTAATTATTTAAAAGTAAATGAAATTATTACATCAATCTTATGTGATGATGGAAAATGTAGGATTTAATCATGAAAATAAAAGAAATATTAGAAGCATTAGAAAATGAACCAATACAAATTTCAAAAGAACAAAAGCGTGAATTTGTTGAATCTGTAAAAGAATATTCACAATTAGGAGAAGCTGTATATGGTAAAGGTAATCTTCAAGAATTGTGTGAACGTATTAAGAATATGGTTGAAATGGCTCAACAAGTAACATTAGCAGAAGGCGATTGGTTTGATGGTATTACTGTTAATCGACACATGAAAGGTTTAAATGAATCATATAAGGTGTTTGAAAAAACAGCTAAAGAAATTTCTCAACTACAAGAAAGAATGTCTGCAGCATATGAAGATATAGGACAAGGTTTAAGTAAATATTTTGAAATTAAATAATTGGATCTTTAACAAATAATTATTATAATATATAGGAAACAAATGGCAAAATTTGATAAAATGTATCACGATTTTTTTGGAATAAAACCTCAATTAAACGAAGCGGATTTAGTAAATAAGATATCTGACTACAGAGGAGGATTTCTTTATAAATTGATTGATCCAGCAACAGCTGGAAATGTAAAAGCAGATATACAAGCATTTTTAAATAAAAAAGCTATGCATGTTATTAAAACAAAATTTCAAGATGAAAATGGAAAAGGATTTTTTTATGTTAGATTGGGAGAAGATCCAGCTAAAGAATCACAACGAATACAGGGATTTATAAGTCAATTACCTGAAGTTGAAAAATTTTCATTTACATTAAAGCCAATACAAAAACAAGTTACAAAACAAACCCCAAATATATGAATAAAAAATTAAAACAACATCAAACAATTATTCCAGGACATAGTATAGGATCAAGCGTAGTTGATAAAGATATAAACTTTGCACTACGTAATTGGAAACGAAAATTAAAATTTGCAGACACATTAACTATTCTTAAAGATAAAAAAGAATTTATTAAACCTAGTGTTACAAAAAGACAACAAATGATTCAAGCTAGTTACAAACAACGAATGCAATCATTAAATGATCAAGATTAAATAGCATTTTGTTAAAATTTATTTAAGCAATAAAAGCCCTAGCAGAAATGTTGGGGCTTTTTTACTGTTTTTTTACTTCGCTTATATTTATTTAAAATACGTTATCAATCTATATAACGTCATATAACAATATAATCTTATTAAGATTCACAATAATCTTATTTCCAAAACATAAATTTAAGGAGAAAACAATGGCAAAATCTGATTTGCTTAAAGAAGCAATCGCAGATGCTAAAGCTGTTAAAGAAACGGCATTAGCAAACGCAAAGATAGCACTAGAAGAAGCTTTTGCACCTAGAATTCATGGTATGTTATCCGCAAAGTTATCTGAAGAATTAGACGACGAAGATATGGAAGCACCTGCACCAGAACCAACTATGGAACATGACGTAATGTATGAACCAGAAGGCGAAGAAGGAATGGGAGCTGAAATGGAAATGGAAGCACCTGCACCAGAAATGGATACAGAAATTGATATGGAAGCACCTGCACCAGAAATGGAAGCACCAGCTGACGATATGTCAATGGAAGGTATGTATATGAATGATGCAGATGAAGATCCAGCAGACGCCGATTCAATGGCACCAACGGATGAAGACCTAGAACTAGAAGCAATAATTCGTGAACTAGAAGAAGACTTAGACGAAGAAATTACTGAAGATGTAGTAGAAGAAGATGCACACAATACAGATGCACCTGATTCAACTGATTCAAAGGGTAATGATCTTATGGCTGATGCTTCAGGAATGAAAAATGAAGAATTTAACATAGACGAAATCATCGAAGAAATTTTATCTGAAGATGACGACGCTATCGTTGAAGGCGAACATGAAGAAGAAGAGAAAGAAGAACCAAAAGACAAAATGGAAGAAATCTCAACTGAACTTGATGAAGCATATGAAACAATTCATTCTTTAAAAGACACAATTAATGAAGTTAATCTTTTAAATGCAAAACTTCTTTATACCAATAAATTGTTCAGAAACTTCGAATTATCAGAAAATCAAAAAATGACAGTAATCGAAAATTTTGATAGAGCTGGTAATACGAGAGAAGTAAAATTAGTGTTTAGTACGTTAGCTGAGAGTTTTCAACTTCCTGTTAAAAAGAAGAAGATTGTGAAAGAAAGTTTCGCATCTAAAGCTTCAGGAACTACGGCTCCAAGTAATAAAACTAAACAAATTATTAATGAAGGCAACCAATTAGCTAATCGTTGGAAACAATTAGCAGGGCTGCTTTAAACAAGAAAGAAAAATAAAAATGGAAATTTCATCTTTATTAGAAGACAACAATCCTTCCCAAAGAAATGCTGCTAAAGGTTTAGTATCAAAATGGGAAAGAACAGGACTTCTTGAAGGATTAGATGGAGATACTCAAAGATCTGGTATGTCTCAATTGCTTGAAAATCAAGCTAGACAATTAGTGAAAGAAGCTTCATCTACTGGTACATCTGCTAACTCTGAAGAGTGGGCTGGTGTAGCTTTACCATTGGTAAGAAGAATATTTGCTGAATTTGCAGCAAAAGAATTCGTTTCTGTACAACCAATGAATCTACCTTCAGGTCTTGTATTTTATCTAGATTTTAAATACGGTACCGCACAACCAGGCTTTAATACAACTGGTGGTACATCAAATGAGTTTAAATTTGGTTCTCCAAATGCTGACAACTCTATGTTTGGTGTAACATCTGCTGACACAGCTTCTGGTGGTTTATATGGTGCAGGTAGATTTGGATACTCAATCAACGAAACATCATCTGCTGCAGGTGCTGGTGGATTTGGTTTAGACGTAACAATTGCAAATGCAACGTCTGCATCTATGAATTTTGATACTAATGTAACTGGCTTAGGTAAAAACACTGTTGAGCATAAAACAATAACAATACCTAAATCATCATTATCAGGATCAGACCTTACAGCTGTAAGATCATTTACACTTCAATCACAATCAAGTGCAGCTGCAATTAGTATATTCCCAGCTTTTACAAAAGTTAGTGGTGACAATGTAGTATTTGTAGCAACTGGATCAGGTGAATTATTAGCTAATGGAACTCATAGAGGATTCACAGTTAAATATAGCAAAGCACCAACTGATACAACTAGAGGCGATTTTGAAGACTCTAATCCATTTGCTGGTTCTGGTTTTAACACAGGTATCGATGACGGTACTGACGTTAATATTCCAGAAGTAAATCTTGAAATGCAATCAGACCCAATTGTAGCTAAGACTAGAAAGTTAAAAGCTGTTTGGACTCCTGAATTTGCTCAAGATTTGAATGCATACCACTCAATTGACGCTGAAGCTGAATTAACTTCAATGTTAAGTGAATATGTATCAATGGAAATTGATCTTGAAATCTTAGATATGTTAATCAATGGCGCAGTAACAACTGAGTATTGGTCAGCTACATCTAATCAATTTATTAATGCCGCTGGAACAGCCTTCGTAGGAAAAGCTGTTGCTGATGGTGGATATTATAATACACAAGGAGAGTGGTTCCAAACTTTAGGAACTAAACTTCAAAAAGTATCTAATAAGATTCATCAAAAAACCCTAAGGGGTGGCGCTAATTTCTTAGTAACATCACCTGCTGTTGCAACTATCCTAGAATCAATTCCTGGATTTGCTGCTGACACAGATGGTACTAAAATGGAATTTGCTGCTGGTGTTCAAAAAATTGGTGCAATCAATAATAGATACACAGTATATAAGAATCCATACATGAAAGAAAACGTAATCCTTATGGGTTATAGAGGAGCTCAATTCCTTGAAACTGGTGCAGTTTATGCTCCATACGTACCTTTGATTATGACTCCACTAGTATACGATCCTGTTAATTTCACTCCAAGAAAAGGTGTAATGACCAGATATGCTAAGAAAATGGTAAGACCAGAATTCTACGGTAAAGTATATGTTGCTGGATTAGATACAGTTTAATAGTTTTAATAACTAATTAAATTTTATTTAACTATAATAAGTAGGAAGGGATGATTTTTTCATCCCTTTCTTACTGTTTTGATATTTATTATAAAGAAAAAGTATTATGGCAGTACCAAGAACAAAATACTCTATGCAAATGAGAATACGATATAAAGGTAATCTTGTTGATGTATTAGATAGAATACGTGCAATACGTATGGTATTAATGGTTCATATAGAACAAGACTTAGGCAAAGGAGCTGAATTAATAACAGTCAAAATCATGACACCATATCCAGGCATTAAATCTTTTCATGCAATAAGAAAATTAGCTGTAGGGAAAATTGAAACATTAGAACAAATACAGTTATTAGAAACTACATTAACTAAACTTCAATAATATTTATATATAAAGGAATAAATGGCAGATTATAGTGAAAATAAACCAATTTGGCCTGGTAGCTCATCTTTTACAACAGGATCAACCCCATTTGGCTTTTTTGATGCCGATACCATGTTTCAAACTCAAGCAGATGCATTTGCAAAGTTTGCAGCACAAAATGTTGGATATCCAATTATGGATGTCGAATTAATAGATATAAATTTTTATACAGCATTCGAATCTGCAGTAATTGAATATTCAAATCAAGTAAATCAAGTAAATATTACAAATAACTTATTAAGTACATTAGGAATACAAACAGGGTCTGACTTTTTAGTAAGTCAAAGTTTATCAAACACATTGGTAGGATCTTCATTATCATATGTTACAAAATTATCTAAAACATATGGCGCAGAAGCTGATTCTGGTGGACATGACAAATGGTATACTGCTAAAGTAAAAACTTCACCAGGCGTTCAAAATTATAGTATAAGAACAGCTGTATCTGAATCTGGATTGCCATTAGATGCATCTAGTTCAATTGAAATTAAACGAGTGTTACATAATGTACCGCCTGCAATTATAAGATACTTTGATCCATTTGTTGGAACTGGTTTAGGTTCACAAAATTTATTAGACTCAATGGACTTTGGAGGATTTTCTCCATCTGTTAATTTTATGATGATGCCATTACACCAAGATTTATTAAGAATACAAACTATCGAATTTAATGATAGAATAAGAAAATCCCATTGGTCATTTGAAATACATGGCGATGATATAAAAATATTTCCAGTACCATCTGCATCTGGTTCTTTGGCAGACTTACATTTTGATGAATTTTATGTAGAATATATATATGAAGAGAAAAAAGCAGATCAATCTGTATTATTCGGTAATACTGCAGTAATGAACAATGTAATAAGTGATGCATCAAATATACCATATACATATCAGCAATTTAGTCACATTAATGATATGGGTAGAGCTTGGATTATTAAATATGGATTAGCAGTAATTAAAGAAATGTTAGGATATGTTAGAGGAAAATATTCAACCGTACCAATACCAAACTCAGAAGTAACATTAAATGGTACTGAATTAGTATCACAAGGACAATCAGAAAAAGACGCACTAATTACTCAACTTAGAGAATTTTTAGAAAAAATGACAAAAGAAAGTATGATGACAAGACAACAAGCAGAAAATGATGCAATGAATGAAGTATTGTCTAGAGTACCAACAAAAATATATATAGGATAATTATGGCATTATTTGGCACACAACGAGACGCAAAATTTCTAGCTTCAATTAATGCAGAACTATTAAATGCAATTATTGACACTGAAATTGAATTCTATAAATTAGTAGTTGAAGAATCAAATTCAAATATATATGGCGAATCTACATCTAAAACATATTTTGATTCTATTTTAATTCCAGTACTTATAACAAAAGAAACTAAAAATGCAAATATGGATGAGTATGGTCACTCATATAGTCGTACAGCACAATTTGGTATTTCTAGAGATATATTGGAAAAAGCTGGATTTTATCCTGAAGTTGGAGATATTGTAAAATGGGATTCTGAATTTTATGAATTAGACAACGTAGATGCAAATCAATATTTTGCAGGAAAGAATCCAGATACATGGCCTAATGGTAGTGAATTTGGATATAGCGTATCTGTTCTATGTGATTCTCATGTAACAAGACAAACTCCAACTAATATTAGAAAAATGAGATTTGGATCTACAAATGACGAACCATCATATAAAGGATTTAATTAATGTCTAGAGTCAATCGACAAAATATTGATAGAAAAACTAATAAGCCGGCGTTAAAACGTACTGAATCTTCTAGAGATGATCAAATATTAAATAGAGCTAATGAAATACGTAGAGATGATGATGTAGTTAAAACTCCTAAACGTACTGTATATGATATAGATTATGCAATAAAATGGTTTATTGAAAATGAAATACAGCCACAAGTAGAAGCAAACGGAGAATTAATAGATGTGCCAGTTATATATTCAAACGGAGAAAAATGGGATAATGTTCGAAGATTAGGATATTTGCGTGATGAAAAAGGAATGTTACAATCTCCATTAATTATGCTTAAGCGTAATTCATTACAAGAACGTGATCAATTGAAAAAATTAGATATAAATAGACCTGCAGATGGAAATCAAATAATATATAAAAATAGTTATAATAAAAGAAATAAATATCGAGATGAAATATTTCCAATACCAGCTAATGAACCAATTGAATCTGCAGAATTATTTGCAATTAATATACCAGAATATGTAGATATAGAATATGACTTATTAATATGGACAGACTTTACTACACAATTAAATGAGTTAGTTGAACAAATTATGCCATATGGTACGTTTGCATGGGGAAATAATTTCAATAAATATAGAACATTTATTAGAAGTTTAAATTTTGAAACTATAAATACAGTAGGAGAAGATAGATTAGTTAGATGCACAATGCCACTTACTGTGAATGGTACGTTAATGGCAGAACAAGAATATAGAAAATCTACAATACAAAAAAGATATTCTATAAAGCAAGTACAATGGCAAGGCGTAATTAGTGGCTCATCACAATTAGCAACCGATCAGTTACCTCCAACTATACAGGACTAGACATTTTATTTAATTATACTTTTGATTAATGAAAATATTTATATATAATATATAATAGGAAACAATAATAATATTACAATTACAAAAAAAAGGTTATAATATGACAACAAAAAAATTAGACAAAAAAGATATAGATTCAATGACTGATATTAGAATACAATACCAAGAAAACAATTCTAAATTAGGAATGATAACTGCCGACGAATATTTTATTAGTAATCAGCTACAACAATTACAAAACGCAAAATCAGAATGTTTTGAAACGTTAAATAAATTACGTGGTAATGAGCAAGAATTAATAAAAAAATTAGAAGATAAATACGGCGAAGGACAAATAAATTTAGACGAAGGTACATTTATTCCAAAATCGTAAGGTTTTGAGTAGGTTACTTATATTTATAATAAACAATTAATAGGAGTATTTTAATGGCAGAAAGAATAGTATCGCCTGGTGTATTTACTAATGAAAAAGATCAATCCTTTTTACAAAGAGGAGTTAGTGAAATTGGAGCATCAATAATTGGGACAACAATAAAAGGTCCTGCGCAAATTCCAACAAAAGTAAATTCATTTTCTGAGTTTCAAGAAATATTTGGCGGATATACCGATGAATCATATTTACCATTTACGGTACAAGAGTATTTAAAGAATGCCGGTGTAATGACTATTACCCGATTATTATATGAAGATGGATATCAAATTGATAATGGTAGTATAGCTATATTAGCTCAATCTGCTAGTGTGCAAGTTGTAACTCATGTATTACATCCTACTGCACCTGTATCTACTGTAGGATCAGGAAATGACGTATTTCAAACAACAACATTACAACAAGGACCATCAGGAAGTTTTGTATTAAATGTATCTGGATCATTTGCAACCGATTCTTCATTACCTGGATATAGTGCATATTTACAAGAAGTAGGAATAAGTTCATCAATTGATAACACTAAAAATAATTACTTAACAAAAATATTTGGTACTAATCCAAAAGGAGTTAATTATCCAGTATATGTACAATATGAAAATGCATCTGCAACTTCATTATTTGATGACATGGCACACGTCTCAATGTCAGTAGGCGTAAAAACTTTATCATTGCTTCAAGATTTTCAGCCAGGAACCACTCCATTTATTACATCACAAAAAATAGGCACAACATCAGTTGATTTATTTAAACTACATACACTGTCTCATGGAAATTCAGAAAATGTAGATGTTAAAGTTGGTATTAGAGATGTTAGAGTAGCATCTGAAGTAGCAGATCCTAATGGATATGGTACATTTACAGTAGAAATAAGAAAAGTAAATAATGTTAATTTACCTAATTCACCATTTGATTCTGACGACACTGATAAAACACCAGATATAGTAGAATCATTTACAAATTGTAATTTAGATCCTGACTCACCAAATTATATTGCAAGAAAAATTGGAGATCAATATATAACAATTGATTCAGAAGGAAAAATTAGAGATAATGGAGAATATCCAAATGCGTCTAGTTATGTAAGAGTTGAAGTTACTAACAGTGTTAAAGAAAAAACATTAAATAAGATATTAGTACCATTTGGATCTAGAGCATTAAGTTCTCCAATACCAGATGCATCAGGATCTGCAGGAGATGGAACCCAAAGTTTAGTATCGGCATCAATGTCATTAACACAAACAGTTGGTGGATCATATAGTGGTAAAAATTATCATGGATTTGATTTTACAAATTTAAATAACTTAAATTATTTATCTCCACTTCCAACCACCGGTATAACGACGGCATCAAATGCAGACTTTTATTTAGGAGATGTTAGTCAATCTATTAGTGCTAATTTTCCAAGTGTGACGTCACCATATACCGGATCTATTCAAAATGTATTAGATGCTAATACAATTGGATCTAATATATCTTTACAAACTAGAAAATTTATGGTACCATTTCAAGGTGGGTTTGATGGTGCAAGACCAAATTTACCTAAATTATCTGGAACAAATATAACAGCTACAAATACATTTGGATTTGATTGCTCTGGTAATTCTACGACAGGTACTAAAGCATATAGAAAAGCATTTGCAGCTTTAAGTAATACGGATTTCTTTGATATTAATATGTTATTAACACCTGGTATATTGCATAGTAAACATACAAATGTTACTGCAGAAGCAAGGCAAATGGCAGAAGAAAGACAAGATACATTTTATGTAATGGATGTACCTGCATTAACAGATAGTATTACAACCACCATTAACAATGTAACTAGTTTAGATTCTAATTATACAGCAACATATTTTCCATGGGTAAGAATAATTGACCCAGCAAAAAATAAACCAATATTTGTGCCACCATCGGTATTAGTACCTGGAGCATTATCATTTAATGATGCAACATCAGCACCATGGTATGCCCCAGCTGGCTTGAATAGAGGTGGACTAACAGCGGCAATTAATACTTATGAGAAATTAACCCAGGCTGATAGAGATGACTTGTACGAAGCTAGAATTAACCCAATTGCAAACTTCCCTAATCAAGGAATATGTATATGGGGACAGAAAACATTACAATCTAGACCAAGTGCTTTAGATAGAGTTAATGTTAGAAGATTATTAATAACAGTTAAGAAATTTATAGCATCTGCAACTAAGTTTTTAGTATTTGAACAAAATACGGATGCAACTAGATTAAGATTTTTAAGTATTGTTAATCCTTATTTAGAAGGAGTAAGATCGCAACAAGGTTTGAGTGCGTTTAGAGTAGTAATGGATGACACAAATAATACACCAGATCTAATAGATCAAAATATATTATATGGTCAAATATTTTTACAACCAACTAGAACAGCGGAATTTATTGTCTTAGACTTTAATATTCAACCTACTGGTGCTTCATTCCCTGAATAGAAATTGGATTAGTTAATATTTATATAAAAAGAATATAGGAAATAAAAAATGGCATTAGAACAAAATTTACCAGGTATTAATCAAAATGACTTATTTTTGAATGCATTTGATTGGGAACCAAAAATGGCCAATAGGTTTATTATGTATATTGGAGACATTCCAAGTTATATA